GGATCTATGATTGACAATCATTATACTTTTTATTCAATTGAAGATAATTATTCTCACGGGACTGAAAATATAGTAAATAATTATGATAATCATAGTTATTGGATTCTTATTAAGACACATCCTTGTAATTTATATACCGTGAAGTGCCAAATTTTAAACTCGAAGAGTTTACGATCTCAAAGAGATCGCAGATATTAAGTACGGAGTACTTAATATCGGTATTTGCCGGTACGATTATGGTTGATATTTATGAATCTGATAGTTACATATGTGAGCTAAATAATTTTGATATTTGGGAAACTGAAGCAAAAGATTGTATGGTTGCAGTTATAACAGATATTGTAATTGGTTAATAATATTTTTTTAATATATCTAATGTAGTATATTTTAAAGCTACACTATTTGTTGACTCTGAAATAATTTTAGGTGCTTTACCAGCATTGTATGCTTCTAACCATCTTAAAATACATAAACACCATTTATCACCAGGAACTAATCCAGGAAACATCCCCGGAATAGGTGTAATCAAATCATTTCCTTTACTTTTAGTAAATTGTAAAAATTCATCATCTACAATTGCACATACTATATGTGTACCTGTATCAGTAGGACCAGTTACACAATTACCATCACGATAATAACCAGTTACTTTTCCAGTTGGGCAACATGGAACGAGGGGTGTACCTAAGATATTAGTGTCTGAATTTTGCATGGTTTCATTTGTGTAGTTTCTGTATATTAAATATAATATGATAAAGATTATTAAATATGATAATGTATTTTTCATATATATTATCAATTTATTTTAAATTAAATCTTTGTTTAAAACTTTTTATATTAGTTTCTAAACTAGTACTATCACCCCATAATATCCATCTGGATAAACTTCCTGCGGTCATTGGTTGATTAAAATGTTCGGTTTTGCTGTGACGTGCAATGTATCTTGTTCGGCGGTCTTTGTCATGATGAATAGTATAATCAGAAAAATTTGCGGCACCAAATGGCACTACCTTTGTTTTTCCATCTTCATAAGTAAATATAGCATCATATTTTTTATTGGATAAATGTGATTTTACTACTTTTAGTTTCATATAATTATTGGAGAGAATTTAATTTGTTATAATATTTATTATATTTGTTATAGAATCCACCATTTTGAACTTTTTTTTGTCTATCAATCATAATTTGAATATCTTCCTTAGTTCCCGGTAATATACTAATAAACATTCTTTGTCTATCCATTTTGGGTTCTGAATGAATTGCACTGTTTTCATCACCTGCAAAAAATATTAATCCATCATCATTAGTTATTTGCTTGGTTTCAAAGGGTTGTAATTCATGTGCAAATTTTTCACGGTATTTATTATTAATTTTAGTCCATTCATCTGTCCCATATGGTACCCCGAGAATTTCTTTACGAAATTCATCTCTAATTGGATAGAATACTTTTTTTATTTCAGGTGTATTATCTTTTAATAATGTACCTGGGCCTTTAACTACAGTAACAAATTTAGATTGATTTAATTTATTTTTAAAATATTCACCATCAATATGCCACCGAGGTATATCAAAATCATGACTAAAATCGACTATTCTGATAGAAATCCAATAATAATCTTTTTTATAACCCTTTGTAATATTAGATAGTAACTTGAAGATAATTTCAGTTATTAAATTAATTTCTTTTTTACTATTATCACCTAGTTTTTCTAAGAATTCTTTAATATCTTTTTTATTGAGTTCAAAACCGTAATAATTATAGTCTTTAAAATTTCCGGCATTTTTTACATTAAAATTATGAATTGCATCTTTTTCTTCTTGGGTGTAATCTATATGAAATATTTGGAAGGCCGATTTAGTTGTATTTCGGGCTTCTAAATATTCAGAAATATTTTCGGGGGTTAATGATGGATTGGGCATATTATTGGGGGAGATATTATTTTCTACATAATGGACAATTTTGTAAATACTCTTGACTTTGAAAATATGCTTGTTTTTTATCATCCCATTTATTCCACTCTTTATTATAATTTATAATTAATTGATCATCTTTCCATTTAATATTTTCTGTATCATCATAATATTCATCTTCTATATCACTATCATAGGGAAATTTAGGTTCATTTTCTCTATCATAATTATCATCACCATAATGACATCGTTTAAAACAATCAATGCATGTAAAATGTTCACATTTTGGTTGAGTTATACATATTTTAGTTTCAAGACAAATAGGACATTCAGTATTATCTTTAATTTCTGGTATTCCTTTACCACCTTTCCATGTTCCAAATGTTATATTACAATTAATACACATTCCAGAATGACATCCAAATAACCATTCTGGTGCCATTGTATTACATAAAATATAATTTGGGCATTTTTTGGGTAGACAGTTATAATTACATATTATATTATCTTTTTTATATTTATTTAGATCATAGTTTGTTTGTATTAAACATTCACCTTTACCATTACATATATTTGACATTTAATATATGTAATTAATATGTTGTTGTATTTAAATTAGTTAGTTTATTTAAATTTTCCATATCAGTAATTACTTATATTACGATATAATTAAACCCTTAGAACATTGGAGTTAAAGACAAAAATATATAGGTAATAATAAAATTGAAAAAGAATATTATTTTTGTATAAATAAAAATAATAATCAAATATAATATGGATACTAAATGTAGAAGATGTTTTAGACCACGAATAGAAAATTTAACAATTTGTGCAGAATGTCAAAGAAGAGCATTAGAGAGAGCTACTAAAAATAAAAAACAATGTAATTGGATTACTGAAATAGATGAACAATGTTCTATAAGAACTGATAAGTCATTAAATTATTGTAAACGTCATAATAAATTTGAAGGAATTGTTAAACCAGAAGATGTATTAAAATTAAAAAAATGTTCATGTTGTAAAGATAGAAAACTAGATGATGATTTTAAAAGAAATAATGATATTTTTAACACTTGCAATGCATGTGAAGAAAGAAGATTACAAAATGTTGCAAACAAAAATATTAATAAAATTAAATGTTCTGTTGATAATTGCCCAAATAATACAATTGATAATAATCAATATTGTTTATTGCATATTAACTATATTAAAAAAGATGATACAATGTGTTCTAATGATTATTGTTATGATTTAATAGAAGAAGGATATAAACAATGTGCAAAATGTAGGGCGAAAGAAAGATCAAAATATAATACGATTGAGAATAGATTAAAATACTATATTAAAAATTGTAAATATGAAAATAAAATATGGGAATTATCAAATGATGATGCAAAAAAACTATTTTTAGAAGAATGTCATTATTGTGGTAAATTAGCAAATAAAACAAATTTTAATGGTATTGATCGTAAAATGCCTAATGAACCATATAAATTAAATAATTGTGTTCCTTGTTGTGAAACATGTAATTTTATGAAACAACAATTAAATTATAATGATTTTATAAATATAATTCATCATTTAGCATTTAAATATGATATTAATGATAATATAGAAAATGAACATCATGAATTATTTAAATTTCCATTGAACGTAACATATTCTAAATATCAACATGGGGCATTAGAAAGAAAATTGGAATTTTCATTAACAAAAGAAGATTTTAATACTTTAATTATTAAAGATTGTCATTATTGTAAATCCTCACCAGTTAAATATAGTGGTATTGATAGATTTGATAATAATAAAGGATATACTTTAGATAATTCTGTAGCATGTTGCACAACTTGTAATTTTTTAAAACATACATTAAGTTATGATGATTTTATTTCACAAATTAAAAAAATTTATAATCATTTAAATAATATTAAAATTAATGAAACGTTTGAAGATAGTATAGAAGAAAAATTAATTAAATTATTTACAAATGGTAGTTTAGATATAAATCCATATCAAGAAAAATTTAATTACGATGATCAATATTATCTTAATATGTTATTTGATGGTAAATTAGAGGATATTAAAAAATTTAAATTAAAATTAGAATTTGTAGAAAATTCTGAACAAAGAGATATCTGGAATTTTTATCGTGCTAGATTATCAAGTTTTAGAAAAAATGTAGAAAATAAGAAAAATGGTATGGGTAAAAGAATCTTTATTCTTATTAAAGATGAAACATCAAATAAATATCTTGGAATTTTAGGATTAAGTTCAGATTATGCTAGTGTTAGTGGAAGAGATAAATATATTGAATGGTCAAAAGATATGAAATTTGAAGATAAACTATTAAATAAATTATTTAATATTATGATGTGTGTTCCATCTACTATATTTGGATATAATTTTTGTGGTGGTAAATTATTAGCAAAATTATGTTATAGTAAAGAAGTTATACAATATTATTATAATAAATATCATGATATACCATTAGGAATATCAACAATGTCTATATATGGTAAAAGTATTCAATATGATAGAATCCCAGAATTAAAATTTATTGGTTATAGTTCAGGGAAAGGATTAAAATCTTTTTCAAACGAAACATTAGAATTATCTCGTCAATATTTAACATCAAATGGTGTAGATGTAAATAAATTAGTAAATCAAACCCAACCTACTGCTAAAATTATAGGTAAAACATTATCAATGTTAGGATTATGTAAAGATGAATATATGTATCATCATGTAAAAAGAGGAGTATATTTTGGAGAATTATTTAAAAATTCATTAAAAATTTTAAGAAAAGATATTGATAATAATATAACTGAAACTAATATTAATACATTACGATCAGTAGATACTATTTATAATGAGTGGTATAATAAATATGCAATGAAGAGATATACACATTTATTAAATGAATCAAGATTAATAAAAATTAATAAATTATTATGGTCAAAACAATATAAGATATTTGAAAGGAATAATAAATATAAAGTTAAAAAGGTAAGTATTTTGCAAATTATAGAACCTGAGCAAAATATCAATATAATTTCATCACCAGAAAGTAATAATAGTGATGAAAATCAAAATATAATTACTACCGAAAAAGAAGAAAATGTTGTATTCACTAAAAAAAAGAAAGTTCTTTCTGAAGAATCTAAAATAAAGATATCTGAAAGTAAAAGAAATAAAAATAAGAAATATGGCATTGAAACAGATAAAAAAATTCTTAATACGTTAATGAATAGTATTACAGGTAAACAATTAGCAATTGAATTATCAATACCAGAATTAATACTTAATGAAAAATATGTTCAGCGTATTAGATCAGATTTTGTAAAAAAAATAGTTACATACAAACAAGAAAATTCTGATATTAAATCTATAATCCAAAAGTTAAAAGATTATTATACTTTTGAAATTAAGAAAGAATCTATATTGTGTGCAATTACACTTTACAAACTTTAGTTTAAATATAATAATTAGTTATTATATTTAAGGTTATGTCGCCAGTAGATACACCTGATTAGCTTTTAATTTACAACAAATAAAAAATATACCACCAAATGATAGTAAACTTTTTAGTTGGAGTAGGCAAGGCCTGCCATGCCACTCATTACACGAAGTACGTTGTAATTGAATGCATAGATGTTGAGGTCGCAGTCAGTGTCAAGATACATGCTCTTGAAAGCTGACGCTGATTCACCCGCACGGCCGAGTGTTAACGCAAGTGTGGCGTTATCGATACGTGAGAAGTTGCATGTGCCTGAAGGTTGGTGTTCTTCAGGTGTGAGGGCGAATGAGTATACGTTAACGCCGTCATTGGGTGTGTTTGTGAAGCATTGGTAGGGTTGAACGTAGTTGAAGTAGTCGCCATCACGTTGGTCGAATCTGTCGTGGCCGTTGAGTTGGAGGAGGCCAAGTTGTACAGGGTTTTCGGATCTGTCGAGTTGGAGACCGTAGTTGTCGTATTGGTAGACTACGATATCGTTGACAGCAGCACCATCGTTGTTGGCGTTGGTGTTACGTAAGTTAGAACCACCGGCAGCGGTTTCGAATTGATCAGCTGATTGAGATGCAACTTCGATGGGGAGGAGTTTGCCTGTGATTGTTACGTTGTCAACGTCAAATAAATCGTTGCGTACTACAATGGCGGCGGCCGCTGTGAAGTAAGCAGCGTATGCAGTTGATAAAGAAACTTTGCCAACTACAAAGTCACCACTTACTGATATGGTGTTGCCTGATCCGATGATACAGAAGCCAAGGATGAAACGCTTTGTGGCTTGGAGGAGCATGGCATTGGCATCTGAGGCATCGTAGCCTAAGAAGCGGTAGCCTGATGTGTAGCGGCCTAAGCGAACGACCCAGGCGAGGAATTTGCATGGGTGGTTGAATGAGAGGCGTGTGCGTGTGTTGACCGTGTTGACTGATTCAGTTGAGGGGAATTGAACTTGTTCGATGAGGTATTCGTGTGTGGCTTGGGCGAAGCGTTTGCGTTCTTCTTGGTCAAGGTAGATGTAGTCTACCCAGAGAGAGGCATCAAGTGTGGGCTTTGTTGTCCATGTGATGGCTGAGCCTGAGCCGTATGCTGATACTGTTAAGTATTGGAGTTGAACGAATTCGAAGTAGATGCGGACTTCGTGGTATTGGAGGGCGATAAGAGGGATGCCGAGGCCATCGTGTCTGCAGTTGAAGAATTGGAGAGGGACGTTGAGTGTGTAGGCATCGTGTTCTGCCGCAAGGTCTGTGTTGGAAGCGACGTTACCGACCATTCTGGCGTAGCCGCGTTCTTGGCCTACCTTGTGTGTGAGTTCATACCAGATGTTGAGCCAGTCACCGTATTGCTTGTCGATTTGTGTGCCGCCGATTTCGAGGTAGTAGTTGTCGATGATAGCGTGGCCTACGTTGGAGACCCAGCCCCACTTTGTTGTACCAGTGGCATCACCGGCACCGAGTGTAGCACGGAGGTACATCTTTGTAACGACGTCGGCGTTACGTGTTAATTGGATGTTGGCACGGGCACCGAATGTGGGTGTGCCTGTGAATGTTTGTTCGATCGATTCGGAAGCGAAGTTGGTGTGTCTTCTGTAAACGCACATGTTATCTAATAATAATATTACTAGATAACGATCCCCAAGGTTTCCCAAGGGGGTGGACTATATCTTAAGCTGTCATTGAAATTTAGTTAGAATTTCTCGAGCCCACCAGCATTTAGTCTCTGAACTGCATCCATAGATCTTACTATAACGATCTTTAGGACTTGGCTGCGGATTTGCGATTTCATTAATTTAATGTATGATATTTCTTGTAAATTAATTCATACGGGTGTCTTTTACCATACCCTAGTTTCCTATTCTAGGCCATTAGAAAATTTCTTTTCTAACTTGGTGCACCATATTGATTAATATAAGTTTCTAACAATTGTTTATGTTGTTCAATTACATTATTATCTATTTTTGAACCTTTTGAGCTATTCTCCGTTGTTTTTAATGGACGAAGATTTGTCCAGTTATAACAATTAAGAATTTGAATTTCATCTGAAAAGTCAAAAGAACTACACGGTTTTACATGATCAAAACTCCAATAACTACCCATATTATCCCAATTCATATTTTCATTAAATTGGTATTCTATCCATTTCTTGAATTCATCAATTGAACATCCAAGAAATTCTAATGTAGGTTTAGTTTTTAATCGTATATAATCTCGTATTCTTTTATTCATTATGGTTTTTATTCTATAATCAAAATTGTCATGATATCTATTTTTCATATAGGTATTAACCCATATTTTTATTTTATCTTTATTTTTATCATGCCATTCTTTTTTTGCTAAATCCATCTTTTCTTTATTACTTTGATAATATTTAGCTTTTGTTTCTTTTGATTGTTCTTTATTTTTATCATACCATAATTTTACTTTTTCTTTTATTGTCTCTTTATTATTTTGATAATATTCAACGCTCTTTTCTTTTATTTTATTTATGTTAGATTCTCTATATTTTTTATCTCTAATTGCTTTACATGATTTGCACTCTGGTCTTTTTCCATCTTTTTTATGTATATCATTTGAAAAAAGATCAATATTTTTATTTTCATTACATATTGTGCAAATTTTCTCTTGTATATTCATTTTTACTCTTATATTATATTATTTTTAGTTTAAGCAATTTTTTAATCAATATTTTATACGTCTTTACGCAGTTCCCGTCAATTTGGAGGTGTTGCATTATTAACTCATGTAAATTATATTGAATTAATAATACTAGCAATTACTTTTAAATAATTACTTTTTAAGGCCGTTAAAAACAGAAGTTGACCTTGAAGAATGTGATTTGAGGATTACCTGTGAGGTATACGTCTTGCGACGACCCCGATAGTTTCCTATCGGGACTGACTATATCTTATGATTTTCATATTTATAATGAAAACCCGAATGCCGTTTAGTCGATGAACTGCATGGCGTTTTATTGTTAAATAAAATTAGCCACTTGGCTGCTCATTACCCATCTTCATAAAGATTTATTAAATCTTTAATTTATCTTTCAAATTTTTACGTCAGTTTTAATAGATTTGCATCTATTAAAACTAGTCCAAGTTTTTACTCTTGGCCATTAGGTATATTACTATCCTAACTTCGTATTGAAAGCTTCAGGGAATCCAAGCAATTTGACATTCTTGCCTTTAAAAAAAGACTAGCAGGTTATATAAAAAATTAACTTTTTAAGGTTACATAAACCATCAGTTAATTTTTCTTAATATTTACACAGGTTTATCTACTAAGGTATATTAAGAACCTTAGTAGCTGCCTACTGTTGACGCCCAAGATCTACAAAGCGCCATAAGCTACGAGTTGAACTAAGCCACCACCCATTTTTTAGTATATAACTATGTTTCAGAAAATAATTTTTCTCAAATTAACCCCAAATTAATAAAAAAATTTAATTAAAAATTAATTAAATTTAATTAAAAACTAAATATTTTTCTGGAGGATCAGAATTTTATTAAAATTATTTAAATATTTCATCATAATTTCATCTAGACCATATAGGTAATAAAATATATTTTTATTTTATTTTCTCTCACCATTTTCTTATAATTTTCTTAATTAAACGTAATATAAATTTTCTTTTCTACTTAAATCTTTTTCTTGTAGTATAATATGTCCACATTTAAAGAAAAAACAACCAAATATTCTTCTTTTGTAAATAACAAAAATAGAAAGAAACAAGCTAACATTCAGGACACAGTTGATATATGTCATCAAAAAATGATGGAAAATTTTCAAGGCAAACATAACAGTGTAGATAAATGGAATCAAAAAATAGAAAAACACAAACAGGAAATAAAAAAAATAAGTAAATTAGAAGCAAGTTTAGATAATTCAAATAAAAAAAAGTTTTTTGAAGAAAAAATAGAAATGTTACAAAAAAATATAAAAGAAATAAGTACAAATCATGCTGAATTAGATTATTTTTATAATACCATTGATATTCTAAATAGTTACTATGATACTGATCCAAATACATCTAATAAAGCTACATTATTAAATGATTACCTTAAAATTACAAATCAAACAACAAATAAATTATCTCATAAAACTATCCTAGAGTGTCCAGAATGCAAGACTGAAATGACCGTACACCAACATGATGGCTTAATTGTTTGTACATCTTGTGGTAGATCCAATGACATATTATTAGACACGGATAAACCCAATTATAAAGAACCAGTTCAAGCCAGTAAAAACTATACTGCTTATAAGAGAAAGAATCACTTAAATGAAAGAATAAATCAATTCCAAGCAAAGGAAACGATTGATATTCCACCTGAAATATATGAAGAAATCAAGCAAGAAATTAAAAAATTAAGATTAGATAACGATAGTATTAATCATAAAGTTATGAGAGATATTCTTAAGAAATTAGGCCATAATAAATATTATGAACATATTACACATATTATTTGTTTCTTAACATGTAAATTACCAATTACTATTTCTCGTGAAGCCGAACACAAGATAGATATGATGTTCGAAGAAATACAAGAACCCTTTGAAATGTTTAAACCTAAAAATCGCAAGAGTTGCTTAAATTATAATTACCTTATGCACAAGTTTTTTGAATTGCTTGAATTGGATGAATTTTTAATTTATTTCCCTTTGCTTAAAAATAGAGATAAGTTACAGGAAGTGGATGCTACATGGAAACAGATCTGTGATCATCTCAATTGGGAATATTTTCCCAGCGTATAAAAATTTTTGGGAACTTTTTCCCGATAATTATTTTTTATTAATTTTTGATAAAAAATATTTTAATATCAAATTTAATATTAAAATATTAAAAATAGAAAATCAATAAAATTGAAATAAATAAAAATAAGAAATAATTCTAAATATTACTAATTTTACCACATTTTTAAAATGAAAGTGCAATTTCTTAATTTATCAGAGGACTGAAGGTCTTCTACCTTCTGGTAACTTTTCTAAAATTATACCCCTCTCTTTTATAAATACTTTATTTATAAATCTTTTCCTCTCTCTCTCTAAAAATAATAATAATAATAATAATAATAATAATAATAATAATAATAATACAATAAAGAATAATAAAAGATAAAATAAAAAGGTATGGATAGTGATGTAATACACATGCCAAATTGTAATTGCAAAATTCAGCAGTAGCCGGTTTTCCATTTAAATTGCCATAATTTTTTGGCTTTCTAATATATAAATATCTAAATGCCAATTTATAAATGTGAAAAATGTAATAAAGAATTTAATAAAAAAAGTGCATATGCATCACATTCAATGAGAATAATTACATGTATTAAAGATAATAATAATAATAATGAATGTGAATATTGTAATAAAATATTTTCGAATAAATATAATTTAAGGGCACATTTAAAAATTTGTAAAGAAAATATAATTGATGATCATGCGCAACACCAAATTGAAGAGTTAAAGAAGATGTTTGAGAAAAAATTTGAAGAACAACAGAAAAAATTTGAAGAACAACAAAGAAAAATTGAAGATCAACAAAAACAAATTAATGAATTATCTCATACATCTGAAACCAATAACAATATTACGGTTAATGAAAATAGTCATAACACTACCACTAATAACGTAATCAACATCTATTCCTCTGGTAAAGAAGACCTCTCAAGACTGTCACATGAAGATGTCATTAAACTATGTACTTCTGGAACTTACTATCCTTTAATCGCGGCAGAAATTCTTCACTGTAATGAAAAATATCCAGAGTTTCAAAATGTTTTAATATCCAATCTTAGAGCTACAACTGGATTAATTAAAATTAATGATAAATGGGTTACTAAATCTCAAGATGAAGTTTTAAATAACATGATGAATGTTGATAAAAAACATATATCTACATTAATTAAAGATCTTGAAGTAGAAAAGAAATTAAAAGTTAAATTAGAATCAACTCAAGATGAAATAGATACCAATGAGTGTAAAGAACATCATAAAGACAAAATTAAACAAAAATTATATGATGCATCTAATATGATTAAAAAACACAAGAAACAATCTGAAAAAAAATGAAAAATTTAATATATATACATAAAACAGTATATATATTAAAAAATGTCTAAGCAAATCCGTAAACGAATTACTAAATATGTATCTCATAAAGTAGAAACATTAATTGAACGTGTCTATTTAGCAATTCTAGATAAAATCTTTGATGCTGAAAATTATGATGATTTTGAGATGGATAATGAAAATAATATTTTTATTACATATTCTTTAAAGAGAGATGAAAATATTATTTCGGATGCACAAGAACATATTCGAGAATTAGTTACTAAAAAGTATCGTAAAAAATTAGAAGAACGTTTGGAAGAAGAAGGATATTTTGTAGAATATGATGGTTCAGATATTCATGTCTATTTTGAAGAACAAATAAAAATAAATAAATCTGATAAGCAAGATAGTGATAATGAATCTGAAATTAGTGCAATTGAAGGTAATATTCTGATTTATAAAAAAGGTACTAAACCTGTTAAAATTCCTAGAGCAAAAATTCTAGGAAGTAATGATGATTCAGGGGTGTTTGATTTTGGAACAATTGAAGATTAATTTATTCTAAATAAGATGTAATAAATTCATAAGGGTATTTATATACATAATTATTTAAATTATTTATATTAGAAATTTTATCACTAAAATCTATATTTAAAAATTTAATATTTTTATTACGATATGAAATATTATCATATCTATTTGCACATATATATAAATTACATTTTAAATCTATAAAATCACAAAGCCATGGAATAGATGAATCAATTGAAAATATTTTATTTGCTTTTTCTAAAATTGTAAGATAATTAAAAATATATGGATCTTTTATAGATTCTAATTCTGAATTTAAATTAATTGAATTTAGTCCTATTTTAAAAATAGGTAAATTAATATTTTTATAATATTTATCATTAATTAAAAAATTTCTTTTTTCATCATCTATAACTACAATATAATTATCTCCAATAATATTAATTAATTTATTATATAATTCTAATTCTTTATTATGATCTCTTTCTACTTTAAAATATTTATAACCAATATCAAGATCTAAATTAAATCCATTATATGTTCTTTGAGTAAAATGGATATTTATTGATCTAATAATATCTAAACTAGATAGTAAATTATATATTTGAATATTATTATCTTTAAATATATTATCAATATCATTAATAGGAATATAATAATTAATATATTGTAATGTATATTTTGATGGTATTGGGTAAAGAATAAGATTATCTAAATCTCTATACATATATGAAATTTGATTATAATAATTTTTTTTACATACTAAAACAACTGTTGTATACTTTGTACAATAATATCTGATAGCTCCATTAATTATAATATTATCTCCTAGTTCAAATATTGGAATTATAAATAATTTTTTCCCTGAATTA